AAACAATAACAATAAAATAAAGAGTATGGGGTAATACCCATACTCTCTTTACTATCTGGAGAATAATCGTGGCAAAAGCATTTGACATTTCTAAATTTAGAAAGTCAATCACTAAGAATATTGAAGGTCTTAGTATTGGCTTTAATGATCCAACAGATTGGGTCAGCACAGGCAATTATGCCTTGAACTATTTAATCAGCGGAGACTTTCACAAAGGTGTACCGTTAGGTAAGGTTACAGTATTTGCCGGTGAATCCGGCGCAGGTAAATCATATATCTGTTCGGGTAATCTAATCAAGGCCGCGCAGGCCGATGGAATTTATCCTATTCTAATTGACACAGAAAATGCATTAGACGAAGATTGGCTCAAAGCATTAGGGGTCGATACTAGCGAAGACAAACTACTTAAACTGAATATGGCTATGATTGACGATGTAGCCAAAACTATTACAGAATTTGTTGCAGAATACAAGGCAATGCCGGACGATACTCGTCCTAAGGTGTTGTTTATCTTAGACTCGTTGGGCATGTTATTAACACCAACAGACGTGAATCAGTTCGAAGCAGGCGACTTAAAAGGTGATATGGGTCGTAAGCCTAAAGCATTGACAGCATTGGTTCGTAACTGTGTAAACATGTTTGGTTCTCTGAATATCGGATTAGTTGCAACTAACCATACGTATGCATCACAAGATATGTTTGATCCAGATGATAAGATTTCAGGCGGTCAAGGTTTTATCTATGCATCAAGTATTGTGGTCGCTATGAAAAAGTTAAAGTTAAAAGAAGACGATGACGGCAATAAAATTTCAGAAGTTCGCGGTATTCGTGCGGCATGTAAGATTATGAAAACACGCTATGCAAAACCATTTGAAAGTGTGCAGGTAAAGATTCCTTACGAGACTGGTATGGACCCTTATAGCGGTCTTGTTGATTTATTCGAAGGTAAAGGCATACTCCAAAAAGAGGGTAACCGACTTAAATACGTTGACCTCAACGGAGAGATTCACTTGGAATATAGAAAGGCATGGACCGGAGATAAATTAGAGATGATCATGAACGATCTTTCAAAGAAAGTGAATGGTATAGAAACTAAAACAGTTGAGAAAGTTTAAGGAGCCTATTAGATGAAAGAAGATATTATTGCAGATATCTGGACATTATTTATTGAAACAGTACCGGAAAAACAAAGAAAAGATATAGCCACAGATTTTGTTAATCTGTTATTAGATTACGGTATTAAAGAATCTACACTTCAGAGCCTACAAGGAATAGATTCGTATCTAGACGATGCAATAGAATATGCTATTGATGACGAAGAAATTGCCGACGAAGAAGAAGATTACTACGAAGATGAGGAATAAATGAATTGGTATGATCGAGTTTCTAAGGATATCTCCGAAATACCTAACGCTGTGGCATATTACGAAGATGAATTAATAGCAGCGAAATCCGATGCTCGTGTAGCGGGAAATATAGAAAAGGCTGCTGCTAATATGCCCGGTATTGTGGAAAATCGATTTAATCAACTTCAGGAAATCGAAGCAATTTTAGAATATCTAAATATAGAATTGCGCAGACTTCGTAGCCAACATTTTCGAAAATATCTTGAAAATTATCAACGTAGTCTCTCCTCTAGAGATTGTGAAAAGTTTGTAGAAGGTGAGCCCGATGTTGTTGATTTTGAAAAGATTATTAACGAAGTAGCATTATTGCGAAACAAATGGTTAGGTATTATTAAGGCCTTAGATATTAAACAATGGCAGGTGTCTAATATTGTAAAATTAAGAACTGCCGGTCTCGAAGACGCTACCCTATGAAAAAAATTTTAGTTACAGGATCGGAAGGATATATTGGTAAACATCTTATTAAAATGTTAGCCAATGAATATGATGTTTATAAACTTGATTTGATAGATCCTGTCGAACCTATTGATATTAGAACTAACTTCCATTGGAGTTTAGTATTTGATACAGTTATACATCTAGCAGCATTAGTGAATGTAAGTAGATCTACAAAATTTCCGGAAGATTACTTCGACACAAATGTTAACGGAACTAGAAATGTTCTAAAGAAATTAAAATATAAAAATTTTATATTTGCTTCTACTGGATCGGCTGTGGGAATGGCAAGTCCGTATGGTATATCTAAAAAGATGGCAGAATTAGTTGTGGAAGATTATTGTAAACACAACAATATATCTTATACAATGTTTAGATTTTATAACGTAACTGGCGTAGACGGGTTTCCTCCGACCAATCCGGACGGTTTAATGGCTAGTCTTATGCGAGCACAAGACGAAGGTGTTTTCTATGTGTACGGAGGCGACTATAATACTCCAGACGGCAGTGCTATACGTGACTATACTCATGTTAATGAAATTTGTTCAGCCTTGATTAAAGCCATCGAAACACCCTCGAATAAATTAGAAAATCTAGGTCACGGTGTAGGTACATCGGTTCTAGAAATGGTTAAGTTATATAAAGAAATCAATGGTTGTGACTTTAAAGTTGAAATTTGTGACCGTAGACCGGGAGACTTAGAAATTAGTGTTCTTGACAATGTTTCTAGTTATATGACCAAGATGTATGACATACGAGACCTATTAAGGAAATAGTATGAAACATTTTTATCAAAATATAGAAGGTTTCATGAGTGAAAGAAATACTATGTTGTTGGATCTAGTAATAAAAGATATTAGACCAAACTCTACCTGGGTCGAATTGGGATCGTGGACTGGTAAATCTGTGGCCTACTGTGTTGTCAATTTAATTAATAAAAATAAATTAGGTAAATTTTACGCTGTAGACACATGGGACGGTGGAATAGAATTACAGAATGACGTGACGACTAAAAATCTAAAAGATATTTTTTACAATAATGTTTCACCCATTCTAGATAAAATAGAAGTAGTACAATCGCTAAGTTGGGATGCTGCAAAATTATTTCAAGATGAAACTGTAGATTTCTGTTATGTAGATGCAGGACATACTTACGATTGTGTTTCTAAAGATTTAGAAGCATGGTGGCCAAAAATTAAAAGTGGGAGTTATTTTGGGGGCGACGACTATACCAAAGGTCATCCGGGAGTTCAAAATGCTGTTTGGGATTTTTTTGGTCCAAAAAACATTAAAGTAAGACGATCAGGACGATGTTGGTTTGTAAAAAAACCTATGCCTTAGAATGATGCCAATATCCGGGATATTGTTTTATAATTTCTAATACCGATATTGGATATATAGGATCTATAATTTTACTGTCTGCTTTGTGATTAATAGCAGAAACTGTATCCACTTTTTTAAAAGCATTTAAAACTTCGTCCGGATTCCGATGCTGACTTTCTATACAACTAACTACTTTATTTTTAATTAATTCGTCATTGCCCATCCAAGTCCAGTGCCAACCAACAAACTCGGGTAAACTGATACAGTGATTTCTATTTTTTCTTTTAGCAATCTCCATTGATCCTTTATATAGATCATGCGGAGTATCGAACATACGTCTTTTAGCAACTACACTGCCTTTCCAGTTTCTTCCTGCTTTTTGATCGAATCTATAAAGATACATTTCGAAAATACAAGAAACTGGCTTATCTTCTTTTTCTAATAGAGCAATGATGTCTCCCCATTTTTCAGGATTTATAATTTCATCTAAATCTCCGTGGATAATAATATCTTCAGATGAATATTTGCTGAGTGCATCTCTAAATCCTCTACGCATAAGAGTTTCGCAAACTAGATTTTTTTGATCGGCAGTTAATTCTAAGTTAATAACTTCTATTTTATCGCCGTATTTTTTCTTATATCGTTTAAAATTATTTGTTAAATTATAAGGTTTAGATAAACCGCTAAATGTTCTGCTTGCTTCTAATATTATCCATTTATCTACATATTTTTCGGTTATAGATAAATGAATATCTAGCATGTCGAATTCATCATTAAAAAGTAAAGTATCTATTATCATATTAAAATTTATAAATTATTTGATATTCATCGTGAATCGGAAAAATATTTTTTTCTGCAAGATAATTGTAAATTGCTCTACCTTTTCCTGTACGTTGTCCGGAAATTAAAAAACTATTATCATCTATGGCAACAATACAATTTCTGTTAAGAAAGGGTTCTATGGCTTTAAATTCTTTTAGATGATGCTGCGCACTAGGATCATCGTCGAGCCATTCTACATCATAACTATCTAGATAGAATAAATCAATATTGCTTAGATCCTGTAGCGAAGACAACCAAGATACACTATCCGAGCAAAATGATTTGTAATATTGATTATCAACAAAGTTGTTAGCAGTATTAACAGCATTCTGATCTATGTCAACTGATCTTACAAATCCGCCGTGTGTTTTAACAAATTCTGCGAATAAGAATCCGCTGTTGCCATCTTTCCAATTCATCGGATTTCGAACAGTTCCGGTTTCAATAATTTGAAAGTTACTAGATTTGATTTGTAACAAATTTTTAAAAATAATTTCATATCCTTCGGACCGATCGTAAATATCAGATTTTAATCCACGTTTTATGCCACTGGATTGTCTATTCAGTAACAATTTGTATTTTTGTTGGTATACATCAATCCAAGTATTCATCTTTTCTTTTTCCATGCCCAATAGAGTGGAACCCACGCTTCCTCACAAGTTTTTTTAGGAAATAAATTTAAATCTTTTTTTATGAAAAAAGCATTCGCACCCCTTTTTTCACAGTAGACTAAATCATATCCTAATCTTTCAGCCTGTTTAGTATAAGATAACAAACTAGCACCAAATTTTAAATCTTTATTCTTCCATATGTAGTTATCATCTTCGGACATGATATATTCAACGTTACTTTCAAAAGATCCGTTATACTCTGAAACATATACATTTGGAGAATAATCAGATAAGGCTTCTCTCAAATGATAATCGTTACCGTCTACATCAATTGATAATAAGTCAAAATTTTTAGGAATACCAATGTCCTCAAAAACTGAACAAATATTTTTAGAAGTTAATTTAATCTGCACAAATGTACAATTTTTAGGAACTAGAGGACTAGGGTCACAATCAAACCAAAAAACTTTCCAACCGTTTTCGGCTAACAGTCTTGTATTAGTTTGGCCACCACCACCGCCTGCACTGACACCAAATTCTACAGCAATTTTATTTGTAGTGCCAATTTTATCGAAAATGTGGGCGATAATTCCGTCCTCGCCTCCTTGAGAATAAGTTTTGTTTTCAAATAAATCCATATTATATTTAGTGGGCAGTTTATGTCAATAAATAATGATATGAAAAAAATCGTAATTGCTACCGGCGGGTTTGATCCTGTTCATTCTGGTCATATAGAATATCTCAAAGAAGCACGTAAATTGGGAGATTCGTTAATAGTAGGTGCCAATTCAGACGAATGGCTGCGAAGGAAGAAGGGTCGTGAGTTTATGCCCTGGGACGAAAGATTTGCGATCTTGTCGGCGCTTGAAGTTGTTGAACGAGTAATTAGATTTGACGATAGTGACGGATCTGCTAAAGATGCTATTAGACAGATAAGATCTATATTTCCCCACGATAAAATTATTTTTGCCAACGGAGGAGATCGCACCAACACAAATATCCCAGAAATGGACATTGAAGATGAAAATCTAGAATT